TGATCCTGGTGCACCGGGAGGAACTGCTGGATCAGGCTGCGGACAAGCTGGCTGCCAGTACCGGTTTACGCTGTGCTGTGGAGAAAGCAGAGCGAACAGCGCAGGGCAGCTGGTACCGCGTTACTGTTGGCAGTGTCCAGACCCTCATGCGCGAGAAACGACTGCAGCAGTTCCAACCAGATTACTATGACACAATCATCATTGACGAGGCGCACCACTGCCTGTCAGACAGCTATCAGCGCGTTCTGGAGCACTTTGGCGCAGCCAAGGTCCTGGGCGTCACGGCGACACCGGATCGGGGCGATATGCGCAATCTGGGCCGCTATTTCGAGAGCTTGGCCTATGAGTACACGCTGCCCCAGGCCATCCGGGAGGGCTATCTCTCACCCATCCGGGCTGAGACGATCCCGCTGCAGCTGGATCTGTCCGGCGCATCAGTGCAAGCCGGCGATTTTAAAGCCGGCGACGTTGGCAATGCGCTGGAGCCCTATCTGGAAGCCATCGCCGATGAAATGACGGTTCATTGCAGAACTCGGAAGACTGTCGTATTCCTGCCGCTGGTCAGCACTTCGCAGCGATTCCGGGATTTGCTCAACGCCAGAGGTTTTCGGGCGGCGGAGGTCAACGGCAGCAGCTCGGACCGGGCTGAGATCCTGGCCGATTTTGCGGCGGGGAAGTATGACGTACTCTGCAATGCCATGCTGCTGACCGAGGGCTGGGACTGCCCCTCTGTAGACTGCATCGTGGTCCTGCGGCCGACGAAGGTCCGCAGTCTCTATTGTCAGATGGTGGGCAGAGGGACCCGTCTGGCACCCGGCAAGGATCACCTACTGCTGCTGGATTTCCTTTGGCATACAGAGCGGCACGAGCTGGTGCGCCCGGCGCATCTGATTTGTGAGGATGCTGAGGTCGCCCGCAAGATGACGGATAATCTGGCTGAGGCGCAGTGCGCTATGGATCTGGTAGAGGCTGAGGCAGTCGCGTCTCAAGACGTAGTTGCACAGCGGGAAGAAGCGCTGGCCAAAGAGCTGCAAGCCATGCGCCGCCGCAAGCGCAAGCTGGTAGACCCGGTGCAGTACGCCATGTCTATCCAGGCGGCTGATTTGTCCGGTTATGTCCCCAGCTTTGGCTGGGAGGCAGAGAAGCCTGCCGATAAGCAGCTGCAGCAGCTGGAGAAACTGGGGATCGACCCGGATGGCATCCGCTCTGCCGGAGAGGCGCAAAAGCTCCTGGACCGGCTGCATGATCGTATTCAATCTGGGCTGGCAACGCCCAGGCAGATCCGTCTTTTGGAACAGAAGGGCTTCCGCCATGTTGGCAGTTGGCCCTTTCAGGCTGCGAATAGCATGATCGACCGAATCAGCGCAAACCACTGGTGTGTGCCTGCAGGTGTCGTGCCGGAGACCTTTGTACCGTGAGGTGAATCAACATGGAGAATCTACAGGAGCTACTGCAATACATTGACCCTTCCACACTGAGCTATCAGGACTGGCTGAATGTCGGCATGGCGCTGCACCATGAAGGCTGTAACATCCAGGACTGGGAGGACTGGAGCCTCCGGGACTTTCGGCGCTACCATCCCGGCGAGTGTGCCCGTAAATGGGCAGGGTTCGGCAGCGCAGAGACGCCCGTCACCGGCGGGACGCTGATCGCTATGGCAAAAGAGCGCGGCTGGCGCCCGCCTGTGCAGTCTACCGACGGCTATGCCCTGGACTGGGACGCACCCATCGGCGCCCGGGAGGGCGTTGTCCTGCGACCGGACTGGCTGGAGGGCATGGAGGTTCGTGAGCCCGACAACTGGGACCCGGCCGGGGAGCTGATCCGTTATCTGGAGACTCTTTTTGATGCCGATGAGAATGTCGCCTATGTCACCAAGAGCTGGCAAAACGGGGACAAGTATGTGCCCACCCAGGGCAACTGGGATCGCACCGCCGGACAGCTGATCGAGCAGCTGAGCCGCTGCGAAGGCGATATCAGCGCCGTCCTGGGTGACTATGCCCCGGAGGTTGGCGCCTGGATCCGCTTCAACCCTGTAGACGGCAGGGGCTGTAAAAACGAGAACGTTACTGATTACCGCTTTGCCCTGGTGGAGAGTGACAGCATGGATATTGACCGCCAGCGGGCGGCTATCGCTGAACTGGAGTTGCCTGTGGCAGCGCTGGTGCACAGCGGCGGCAAGAGCCTCCATGCCATCGTGCGCATCGAGGCAAAGAATTACGATGAATACCGTACCCGTGTCGATTTTCTCTATTCCGTGCTGAAAAAGAACGGTCTGGACATCGATACTCAGAATAAAAACCCATCCCGTCTGTCCCGAATGCCCGGCGTTACCCGCAATGGGCACAAGCAGTTTTTGCTTGGAACGAATCTGGGTCGGGAGAGTTGGGTGGATTGGAAGGAATGGATCGAGGGTGTCAACGACAATCTGCCTGACCCGGAGGATCTGGGAAGCGTCTGGGACGAACTACCGGCGCTTTCGCCGCCGCTAATCGAGAACGTCCTGCGCCAGGGGCATAAGATGCTCCTGGCGGGACCATCCAAAGCTGGCAAGTCTTTTTTGCTGATCGAGTTGGTCATCGCCATCGCTGAAGGGCGGCCGTGGCTGGGATGGAACTGCGCCCAGGGGCGGGTGCTGTATGTCAATCTGGAGCTGGACCGCGCCAGCTGTCTGCACCGCTTTCGGGATGTCTATGACGCTCTGGGATGGAAAGCGCAGGCGCTACAGAATATCGACATCTGGAATCTGCGCGGTCAGTCCACGCCTATGGACAAGCTGGCCCCGAAGCTGATCCGCAGGGCTCTGAAAAAGCAGTACATCGCTATCGTCATCGACCCGATCTATAAAGTCATCACCGGTGACGAAAACAGCGCTGATCAAATGGCCCACTTTTGTAACCAGTTTGATTTGATCTGCACCCAGCTGGGTGCGGCGGTCATTTACTGCCACCATCACAGCAAGGGTGCCCAGGGCGGGAAGCGTTCCATGGATCGCGCCAGCGGCTCCGGCGTTTTCGCTCGTGACCCTGACGCGCTGCTGGATCTGATCGAGCTGGAGGTAGGCGACAAACTGCAAGAGGACGAGGCGGAGAGAGCCGTGGTTATGGCCTGTCAAAAGGCGCTGAACGCTGCAAACCCCTATTGGCGGGACACTGTGTCAGAGGGGGATCAATGGCGTTCCGAGAAGCTTCTGCAGACCGCCAGAACACAGCTCTGTGCCTCTAATATGGAGCAGCTGAATCAGGATATGGAACAGTCAAAACGTGCTGCTGCAGCGCGATCTGCCTGGCGTATCGAGGGGACGCTCCGCGAGTTTGCGAAGTTCAAGCCCGTCAATCTCTGGTTTGATTACCCTGTGCACCGTATGGATCAGCTGGGCGTGCTGCAGGATGCGACTGCTGAGGATGCACAGCCGGCAATGTGGCAAAAGGGGAAAGCAACCAGAAGCAGACAGGCACAACTGGAAAAACTCTCGGCAAAAGAGAGTTTTGAGACGGCTGTCGAGAGCTGCAATTTTGGTGAGCCGCCGACGCTGCAGCAGCTTATGGAGGCAACTGGAAAGGCAGAGCGCACCGTCCGCGATAATATCAAAAAGTTCGGATTTTACTTAGATCGCAACACCGGAACAGTGCTCAAAAAAGGAGCAACGACCTAGGTCACCGCCGCCGCCGCAATTGCGGCAACGACCTAGGTCACCGCCGCCGCCGCGACGGCGGCAGACCCCTATACTACGTATAGGGTCGTTGCACTCCCCGCTCCGCGGTCGTGGTAGGGTTTGGCTGTAAGCCTGCCAAACCCCCACCACCGCGAACCGGAGCATTCCGCAAAAGTTAAAAAGTTAGACGCTTTACGGAGGTGAAGCGAATGAGAGAATTAAGTTTTTTCCTGCCCATGATCCCGCCGACGGTGACTGCGCAGGAGCACAAGATCACTACCCGTGGCAAACCTCATACCTATGAGCCGCCAGAGCTGCGAGAAGCAAAGGCGAAACTGGAGGCGCATCTGGCAGCACATGCACCGGCGACGCCATACAACGGCCCGCTGCGCTTGATCGTCAAGTGGCTATTCCCACGGGGCAGCCACCCGAATGGCAGTTGGAAGACGAGCCGTCCGGACACGGACAATCTGCAGAAGGCGCTTAAGGATATCATGACAAAGCTGCACTTCTGGCACGACGATGCCCAGGTGGCATCGGAGATTATCGAGAAGTTCTGGGCTGAGACTACTGGTATCTATATCGAGGTGATCCCGCTATGAGCAAAAAGGGAAAGCTGATCACAATGCCAATTGACTGCTCACCGCCAAAGATCTATAGCGAAGAAGAACTGGAAGATCTGGCTTTCGTATCTGCGCCATTGCCTGAGGGACTGAACTTGGCTCAAACGCTGCTGTTCCTATCCTTCCGCTCGCTGTATGATTTCGCCCGTCGTGTGGAGATGCCGCAGGAACAGGGGAGGCGCGAGAAGCAGAAGCTCCTGCAGGCCTATGCACAGTATCAGCATCGTGACCATCTGCAGGATCGAACGGTAAAGCTTTGGCGTGAGTTGGAGGAAATCAGCAGCGCATACCGCAAACATGATCGCAACGATCTGGCGGGGTTGGTCGTTGTAGCGGATAACATGATGCAAACCATCTATGGATTGGAGGAATCGCATTGAACTGGAAATATGAGGCCATAGACAAGCTAAAAACTTACACAGTGCATCGGCAGGCGCTGGAGAGTATTCCTGCTGAGCTTCACCGCTTAGAGTTGGAGGCTGCAGCACTGCACAGTGCCATTGGTGAGGAGACACCAGTGAAGGGCGGCAGTGGAGGGCGGGAGGAAGCTCTGCTAAACAACATCGTACTGCGAGCCGAATTGGACACCGCTTATGATCAAGCAAAGTTCTGGGTTCGCATCGTCGACAAAGGTCTGGCCGTCCTGTCGGAGGATCAGCGTCGCATCCTGGACATGATGTATATCAACCCGCTCAAAGGTAACGTAGATCGGCTGTGCACAGATTTTGGCATTGAAAAAACTGCGATCTACCGCCGCAGGGATGATGCCCTGAGAGCCTTTACTATCGCTCTCTACGGAATTACGGAGCACTGAAAGCACGCTCGTATTCCAGTCGCGTCCAGTCGCAAAAAAATCGGGAAAAAAACGGGACGATTTTTCCGAAAATCTGTGCTAAGATATAAGTGTCAGTAGTGCGGAAGCACGATGATCCATGCAGACCTCCTGTGTTTTTGATCTCCTTATCGTATGCGGGGCACCTTTGGTGAAGGGTGTCCCGCGCAGCTATTTCTGCGAGAAAATTTCCGTTGCGGGTCCTTCCTGGGGGCTACCCCTTCGCGGGGCGAACGAGGCGCGGAATTTTTCTGACTGAAATACAAAGTTTTTGGAGGTTGTCGGGTCATTTAGCTTGACGGGAGGTGCGGGTATGCAAGTTGCGCTGAACGATTTGGCTGAGATCCTGGGTGTCAACATTCGCACTGTGCAGCGGTTGGCACAGGAGGGCGTACTGGAGGCTCTGCCGGACCCGGCGGACAAGCGCCGCAAGGTCTACGAGCTGGCACCGTCGGTGCAGGCCTATCTGGAGCACCGGCTGCAGAAAGCAGAGAGCAGCCAGCGCAGTAAACGTCTGGCGCAGCTGGAAGAGAAAAAGCTGGAGGCAGAGGCCGAGCTGAAAGAATCACAGCGAGATCTGCATCAGCTGAAAACCTCCATTGCTAACGGGTCTTACCTCTCGAAGGAAGAGGTCGCGCTGGACTATCAGCGCTTCTTCGTGGTGTTCCGCAAGCTCGCCCTGGCCATCCCGCCACGGGTCGCCGGTCAGATCGGCGGCTTCGTCGAGCCGGTCATTGCCCGTGGCATTGAGAAGGATCTCAATCGAGAGATCACGGATATGCTTCGCAGCTTCGTTGTTGCCGGGGTGGAGCGGGAATGAAGAAATTTTCACAACGCAAACATTCTGAGCCTGACTATCTCCGGCAAGCCCTGCAGCTGCTGAACCCACCAGAGCAGCTGAGTGTCAGTCAGTGGGCCGAGAAGCATCGTGTGCTGGATGCCCGCAGCAGTGCATTGCCGGGCCCCTGGCGCAATGAGCAGACGCCCTATCTGGTGGGCATCATGGATGAGTTCTCCAACTACGAGACTGAGGAGATCATCTTCTGCAAGCCTACGCAGGTCGGCGGCACGGAAGTACTGCTGAATATGCTGGGCAGTATTATCGATACCGATCCTGCGCCGACGATGATCGTCTATCCTACGGATACGCTGGCGGAGAGTACCAGCACCAACCGTATCGATCCCATGCTCCTGGCATCGCCCCGGATAGCCGCTAAGTATCGCATCCAGGAGAGCAAGCGGCTGGAACTGCAGTTTGACGGAATGTATCTGACGCTCAGCGGCGCCAATTCACCGTCGAGCCTGGCATCGAAGCCTATCAAGAATCTGTTCCTGGACGAGGTGGATAAGTATCCGGCAGCCTCGAAGAAAGAGGCGGATCCCATCAGCCTCGCCCGGGAGCGCACCAAGACCTTCACCAACCGCAAGATCTACATGTGTTCCACGCCGACGCTGCGCACCGGCCCAATCTGGAAGGCCAAAGAGGCGGCAGACGTGGAAAAGCACTATTTCGTGCCATGTGTTCACTGCGGCGAATACATCGAGCTGGACTTCCACCAGATCAAGTGGCCGGACGAAACCAGCGGTCTGTCAGATGCAGATCGGGCAGAGCAGGCATGTTATGTCTGCCAGTGTTGCGGCGCAATTCTTACCGATGCGGACAAGATGACCATGCTCCGCCGCGGCCAGTGGCGCCCGGTGCGCCAAAAGGCTGCAGCGGCGAAGACCGTCGCCTTTTGGCTCAATACCCTATACAGTCCCTTTACACGCTTTGGCGAGATCGCCAAGGCGTTTTTGCTTGCCAAGGATGACCCGGACGAGCTGCATAACTTTGTGAACAGCTGGCTGGCGGAGCCCTGGGAGGAGACACGCAGCGCCACCAATGCCGATCTTGTGCTGGAGCATCAGACGGAGACGGAGGCCTACACAGTCCCAGCCTGGGCGAAGCTCCTGACCGGCGGAATCGACGTGCAGGAGTCGAGCCTCTACTGGACGATTCGTGCCTGGGGTGATTATATCACCAGTCAGAACATTGCACATGGGCAGGCGTTGGGCTGGGCCGAGATCGAGCGCATTATGAACCTGAGTTTTCCGCAGGAAGACAGCGGGGAGATGTTGGTGGACCTGGCTCTGATCGACTCCGGCGACCAGACCGATGAGGTCTACGACTTTTGCGCCAACAATAGCGACTGGGCGCTGGCCTGCAAGGGTGTTGCTGGCAGCAACAGCCATTACCGCATCACCACCGTCAACAAGACCGGCACTGCCGTGGACGGTATGCGTCTGGTGCTGGTGGACGGCGGCAAATACAAGGACATGATTGCTAGCCGCCTGCGCCGTGAGAACGGGCGCGGCAGCTGGATGGTATACAAAGACTGCGACCGGGACTATGCCGAGCAGGTCACGGCCGAGCATAAGATCACAGAGCGCAGCCATGGGCGCGAGGTCACCAAATGGGTACCCAAGACCTCTCACGCAGCCAACCACTACCTGGATGCGGAGGTCTACGCCATGGCTGCTGCTGATGTGCTGGGCGTGCGATCACTATTCCTGCAGGAGCAGGAGGCGGCCAAGCCCGCGCCGCGCAACGATCCAAAACCGCAGCCGGAGGAATACCGTCCGGAGGAGAGCTGGATCAACGCCAATGAGAATTGGATCTGAGGTGACCACTATGGATGTACTCGATACAAAATCCCTTCTGACAGAGGTCAACGCTGCGATTCGCACGATTTTGGTCGGCGGTCAGAGCTACACTATCGGCAGCCGCAGCTTAACCCGCGCCAATTTGGCGGAGCTTCGTGCCATGAAGGCAGAGCTGGAGGCTGAGCTGAACAGCGAAAGCAGCGGGGATCTGATCGCCAATGCCTACGTGGCCGTCTTCGTGGGTACCGGCAGATGAGTTTGGAAGCCCTAGCGGCAGAGTATTACGCATCTGCCCGGCTGCTGGAAGGCCGCATCCGGGAATTGCAGCGCTGTCGCCCGATGAACAACTCGCAAGATCGGCTCAAAGTGGATCTTCGGTTGGCGACGCTGCGGCAGCTGCACTCCGAGACGCTGCGCACCGCCAATCAATTGACGCATTATTACCCGAAAGCAGGTGAGAGCCGATGAATCTGATCGACAGCATTGTGGAAATGATCTCCCCGGCGAAAGCCTATGAGCGAGCCTGCTGGCGAGCAACGCTGGAGGAGATGCGGGGCTATGACGCAGGAAGCCATGGGCGGCTGAACGCAGCCTGGCGTACCATCAACGGCAGTGCAGCTGAGATTGACAGTGTCAGCCGCGACACCATCCGGGCCCGCGCCCGGGATCTAGAGCGCAACAGCGATATTGCCCAGAGCATCCTCAGTGCCTACCGCCGCAATGTGGTCGGCAAGGGTTACACCCTGCAGGCGCAGACCGGCGACGAGGGCCTGAACAAGCAGATCGAGACAGCATGGGCCAAATGGTGTAAAGCACGACACTGCGACATCACCGGCGACCAGAGCCTGACTCAGATGTTGCGGATGATCGTCGACCGCAAGCGTGTGGACGGCGGCATCCTGATTCGCAAGTGCTACACCCGCGGCAATGCCGTCCCACTGCAGCTGCAGCTGCTGGAGGTCGACGAGTTGGATCCCGCCTGGAGCAGCCCCAAGCACAAGGGCAACACCGTTGTCGGCGGCATCGAATACGACAAGTACCGCAGAGCGGTGGGATACCACATTCGCCAGTACGGTACAGACGGCTTCCAGATGGCGCAGCCGGAATACGTCCCGGCGGATCGGATGATCTTCCTCTGGTCCAAGCACCGTCCCAGCCAAATCCGTGAGATCTCAGATCTAGCCCCGACGATCACCCGCATCCGCGATACCAACGAGTTTATCACAGCGGTCAGTGTTAAAGAGCGCATTGCCGCCTGTATGGGCGTGCTGATTAAGAAGGCGATCCCCAGCGGTGGCTTGGGCCGAAACAGCGTCTCGCTGGGCGGCCAGATCGATTACGCAGGTAAGAAACTGACGCCCGGCATGATCCTGGAGATGAATGCCGGCGACGATGCGACTATCATCAACCCTTCCGGTACGGCAACGGACGCCGGGGCGTTTCTGAAGACGCAGCAGGCGCTGATCGGCGCCGGTCAGGGGCTGAGCTATGAATCCACCAGCCGCGACATGAGCCAGAGCAACTACAGCTCGGCGCGGCAGGGGAGCATCGAAGACAGCCTGACCTTCGAGGAAGATCGGGAGATGATCCTGCAGCTGCTGGATGAGATCTACGAGACATGGCTGATCTCCGCCGTGCTGGCGGGGGTGATCAACATCCCGGACTTCTGGGCTGACAAAGAGCGTTGGTTCACCCACCGCTGGGCGACCCATCCGAAGCCCTGGGTGGATCCGGCCAAGGAGGCCAGCGCCAATAAGACTGCAATTAGTACAATGCAAAAGTCCTTCAAGGACATTGCTGCCGAAAACGGCAAGGACTGGCGCACAATGCTGGACGATATTGCTGAGACGGCAGACTACGCCCGCGCACGCGGGATCGATTTGGGAGGTGTTTTGTATGGGCAAAGCTTCACAGCCGCAGATGCAGAAGAATAACGGCACCCGCTGTCTGGCGGTCGACGCCATTCGCGCCATGGAGGACGAGAATCCAAGACGCTTTGAGTTGTCCTTCAGCTCTGAGACGCCGTATATGCGCTGGTTTGGCCCTGAGATTCTGGACCACGGTGAAGGAGCTGTTGATTTGAGCCGCCTGAACGAGATCGGCGTGCTGCTGTTTAACCATGACGTGGATCAGGTCTGCGGCCGCATCCTGCGCGCCTGGATCGAAGAACGCCGCGGTATGGCAGAAGTCGAGTTTGATACCGACGATGCCGCCGAGGTGATCCGCCAGAAGGTCGCTACCGGCACGCTCAAGGCGGTATCGGTGCGCTACAGCGTCGCCCGATGGGAGACCATCGAGGCGGGCGCAGTCTCTCAGGACGGCTTCACCGGTCCCTGCGACATTGCCAGAGAGTGGACCCCGCTGGAGGTCTCCATTGTCTCCGTCCCCGCCGATGCTACTGTTGGCGTAGGCCGCGAGATGGAGGATGATCCGCAGCCGTCCTGGCTTGACACCTGTCAGAGACAATTGACGATTAATCGGAATCACAACCGCCTGCGCGGTGTGAAATAAACTGCCGAGAGGCAAATTTCAAAGGAGCGATAAACCTATGAACCTGGAACAGATGATCGCTGCCGCCATCGCGCAGCAGCAGGCCATCACTGACGCGGCCCGCAATGCAGGCCGTGAACTGACCGAGGCTGAGAACACCCAGTTCAATGACCTCCAGCGTCAGATTGACGATTGGCAGTCCCAGCTGGACAATCCGCCTACGCTGCAGGTCGAGTCCAATCCTGCCGACAGCGCCGCCGCCGAGCGTCAGCGCGCTGCCGACATCACCAATCTGTGCCGCGACTTCGGTATGGATCCCCTCCGCTTTATCCAGGGCGGTCAGAGCGTGGACGAGGTTCGCGCCGCAGTACTGGATCATCTCCGCACGACCGGAGGCCCCGGCCGCGTGCAGGTCCGCGAGACCGGCGCTGACGCCTTCCGTGCTGATGCTGTAAACGCCCTGCTGATGCGTTCCGGTGTGACCATTAACAACCCCAGTCACGAGGCACAGCAGATGCGTAGCATGAGTCTGCGGGATCTGGCTATCGAGAGCTTAGCCCGCGACGGCGAGAATGTCCGCGATCTGATGCGCCGCAGTTCCGACGAACTCTACGGCGATCTGATGCGTACCTTCTACAACCCGACCGCAGCCTTCCCGGCTATCCTGGACGAGAGCATTCGCAAGAACATCGTCCACGTCTACGAGCAGACCCCGACCACCTTCCAGCTGTGGACCAGCAAGGGCAATGTCACCGACTTCAAGCCCACGCCGGATCACAACTACATCATGGGTGGTGGTGACTTCCAGCTGGTGCCGGAGAATGGCGAGCTGAAGGCCTCTCGTCCGCGCACTGAGAAGCTGCCTACCCGCAAGGTCAATACCTACGGCACGCAGTTCAGCATGACCCGTCAGGCATTTATCAACGATGACATTGGCTTCCTGAGCCAGGTGCCTGGTCTGTACGCATCCCGCGCCAAGATGAAGATCAATCAGCAGTGTTATCAGGTGCTCTTTGATAATAAGGCCATTCATGATGGCAAGGTGCTGTTCCATACAGAGCACAGCAACCTGATCACCGCCGGCGCAGCTCCCAACATGGAGAGCCTGCAGGCGATGATGCTCAAGATGATGACCCAGACTGATCCCTTCGGCGAGGCCATCAACGTGACGCCGCGTAACATCATTGTCCCTGTGGGCTATGGTTTCGCTCTGTATCAGCTGCTGCACTCCACGCATCTGCCCGGCACCAGCAACAACGACGTCAACCCGCTGCAGCAGTACAGCCTGCAGGTCGTGGAGGATGCCAACCTCAACAAGCTGGCCGGTACTGGCGCCTGCCCGTGGTTCCTGGGAGCCGATAAGGCCTCTGTCCGCGGCGTGCAGGTCGACTACCTCAACGGCAACGAGACTCCGATCGTCCGTCGCATGGAGAGCCCCGGCACGCTGGGATTTGTCTGGGATATCTACATGGACTGGGGCATCACCGTCATCGATCACCGCGCCCTGGTGAAGAATCCCGGCGTGAAGATCAGCATCTGATAGGAGGTTTGAACCATGGTTGAGTACAAGCATCGCGGCGAGAGCATTGACTATACCCCCACCGCTGAACTGAAGTTCGGTGACGTGGTCAGCCTGAACACCCGCGTCGGCATTGCCGCTGCCGACATTCCGGCCAACACTGTCGGCGCCCTGGCTGTCACCGGTGTCTGGGCCTTTCCTAAGGCTGCTGGTGCTATCGCTGTTGGCGCTGCGGTCAGCTACGATACCGCCAAGAAGGTCGCCGGCACCGCCGAGGGCGGCATCCCTGCTGGCTGGTGCGTCAAGGCGGCTGCTGATGCCGATACGACCGTCTGGGTCAAGATCGGCTGAGCATGAATTTCAAGGACTGCGTCCGGCAGGACATCGATACGGTGTTCCTGTCGGGCGTCGAGTTTTCGGAACTGCATGAGATCGATGGGCGGCAGATGATGGCGCAGATCGACGAAAACGAACTCCAGCGGCGCAACAGCGTTAAGATCGTCGACGGCCGCGGCATCTATCGCCGGGAACTGCTGATCTACGTTCGCGCCGAGGATTACGGTTCGCTGCCTAAGGTCGGACGCCTCCTGCGGCTGGACGGCGGGCAATATACCGTGACCGCTGTGACCTCTGAATGCGGTGTGTACGGCATCTATCTGGAAGCGGTGAGGGCGTAAAAAACAGCCCTTGCGATAGGAGCGTGGTTCTGTAGAATGGCTTCAAACGAAACCAGAGTGGATATTGATGTCAATCTGCATAAGCATTTGAAAGCAATCGAGCGGCAACTGGGAGATCTGAAGTCCAAAGCCCCTCGAACGTTGACCAATGCGATCAATATTGCCTCACGTAAGGTACGTGCACAGATCCTTAAGGATGCCAGAAAACGATATGATCTGAAGGATAAGGCGGAATTAAAGACTCCGGCTATTCGAATGAGTGCAGCAAGAGTGGGAGAACAGACGGCGCAGTTGTTTACAAGCGGCAAGAAGAAGGAAATAAAGGAATTTGATTTGCAGCTTACATCCCTCGATTCGGAAGCATATTCGGCACGAGTTTTGAAGTCTTCTGCACCAAAATCATTTACTAAAAAACCGAAGCCGTTTGCGATGCAGTTCCAAAGTGGGCACACCGCGATTGTTGTTCGAGTTCCGGGCAAACATATGCAGAGCGATCCCAAAAAGGAAGCAGTCAGAAAACTACTGTCGCCGTCGCTTCCGTCGATGGTAGGCAAAGCCGCATTGCAAGACGGTGGAGCAGAGGAGCTTTTCTGGCAGATGCTTCCTGCCAGTATCGAGAAAGCGGTTGCCAACACCCTCAAGAAAGCAGGTAGAGCATGACCATCGACAGTCTGATCCGCGGTATTTGCAAGCAACTGCAGGATCTCTTTTCTGATTTCCCACTGCGGCATCCTGTGGAGGCTTACGACGATACGCCACGGCTGGGAAATGGCTTGCGCATCTACGCCCATGAGAAGCCTGTGGCGCTCAGCAGTGACGATGATCCAATGCAGGACGATGCGCCGTATATCATTGTCCGAGCCACTGGCGGGACGCTGCCTTTTGACGGTGAAAGTGGTAATACCCGTATTACCGCAGTTATCCTCACCTGGGATGACCGGGAAGACAGCCAGGGTGACGCGGATCTGCTGCAGATGATCCAAATGATCCATATGCACTTCGGCCGACGGCCCTATGTCGGCAATTATCGCCTCGCGGCGCCCATTAACTGGGTGCTCAGCGAGGAATCTTTATATCCCTATTATCTGGGCGCGGTGACGATGGAGTTTGAGGGCATTTTTGCCACCATCGAGGATCCGCTGGCCTGAATCACAAGGAGGAATTACTATGGCATATCGGCATGGCGTGTACGTCTCTGAAGTCGACACGCAGCTGACTGTCCCGGTACAGACCACGTCGGGCCTGCAGGTCGTCATCGGTACTGCGCCGGTACATCTGGCAGAGGACCCTGCCAAAGCGCTGGAGCCCAAGCTGGTGACTAACTACAAAGAGGCTGTCGCGGCCCTGGGCTACAGCAGCGATTTTGAGCGCTACACCATCTGTCAGGCGGTCTACGCCAGTTTCCTGGCTCAGAGTGTAGGCCCGCTGGTGTTGATCAATGTTCTGGATCCGTCCAAGCACATCAAGGCTGTGGACGGCACTGCCCAGGTCGTAGATGGTACGGCAGTCTGGCAGATGCAGGACGTTCTACTGGATGGCCTGGTCGTCAAGGGCTATAATCTGGATACGGACTACACACTGGCACACGATGACGCGGGCAATGTGGTTATCAGCATCGTTCCAGGCAGCGCAGCCGCAAAGGTCAAAGAGCTGCAGCTGAGCGCACTGGCTGTCGATCCCAGCCTGGTCACGGCGGCGGACATCGTCGGCGGTATCAGCAAGCTGGGTGTCGAAACCGGCCTGCAGGCGATCCGGCAGGTCTATCCCAAGTTCGGTCTGACGCCCGGTATTATCATCGCTCCCGGATGGTCTCATTTGCCTGAGGTCTCTGTGGTCATGCAGGGCAAGACCACCGGTATCAACGGCAATCTGCAGGCGGTCTGTATCTGTGACATCGACTCCGGCGAGAGCGGCGCGCAGGTGTACACCGAAGTCAAGCAGCAGAAAGAGGCGCAGGCTCTGAATACTGCCCGCTGCATTGCTGTCTGGCCCAAGGCCAAGATCGGTGACGTGACGCTCTGGCGTTCTGCCACGCTCGCAGCGTTGCTGGCTGCCACTGATGCCGCAAACGAGGATACACCGGCACTTTCTCCCTCCAATAAAAGCGAGGGGATCACCGGTACGGTAACCGCTTCTGGCGTGGAGGTCTATCTGGATCAGGAGCAGGCCAACATCGTCAACAGCTACGGCGTCAATACAGCGCTGAACCTCAACGGCTGGCGTAACTGGGGCAACCGCACCGCGATCTATCCGGCTGTTACCGACCCCAAAGACAGCTGGATTAACATCCGCCGGATGTATTGCTGGTGGGCGAACACCATCTGCGTGACCCATCTGCAGAACGTCGACAGTCTGCTCAATCCGCGCCTGCGGGATGAGATCGTGACCAGCGAGAACATCCGCGGCAACTATTTTGTCAATCGTGGCTGGGTGGCCACTGCTCACGTCGATTATCTGGAGGCTGAGAACCCGATCACCGATCTACTGAACGGTGTCATCCGCTTCCACATCTACCTGAGTCCGTATCCCGCTGCCGAGGTCATCGAGTTCATCATGGAATACGATGTTGGCGCGGTTGCATCTGCCATGGGAGGTGAAGAGTAATGCCGAACGTACCAGATAAGATCAATATGTACAACGTCTATAAGACCGATGGCAACAAACTGCTGGGCCTCTCAGGCGAGATCACGCTGCCCGATCTGGAGGCCATCACCAGTGAGATCGAGGGCGCCGGCCTGCTCGGGCCCATCGAGACGGCAGCGGTCGGCCAGTTCGCTGCGATGCAGATGGAGATCCCGTTCCGGACGATCCTCGAGGATCTGACCGACATGATGGATCCGACCAAAACCGTTGGCCTGACGCTGCGCGGCAGCCAGCAGGAGTTGGATGGTGTCGGCGATATCAAGTTTGTCGGCATCCGTGTCGTGATCCGTGGGCAGTTCCTGGGGCTCACCGGCGGCACGCTGAAGCAGGGCGAAGGCACTGGCTCTAAGATCAAGCTGGGCTTGACCTATTACCTGCTGGAGTACGATGGAAAGCCTTTCAATGAGCTGGACAAGCTTAACGGTGTCTACCGCGTCAATGGTAAAGATGTCCTGGCTGAGGCCAGAGCGCTCTGCTGAGGAGGGCTGAGAGTTGGAAGAGCTGATCATCAAACTTTCCAAGCCCTTTACCTTCGAGGACGAGACTTATCATGAGATCGATCTTACCGGGCTGGCAGAGCTGTCGACTGCCGATCTGTGTCAGGCACAACGGCAGTACAATATGGGGGCCAATGTTTCTACAGTCCCTGAGATGGATGTTAACTACTGCATCCTGCTGGCGCAGAAGGCCAGCAAATTGCCGCTGGAGTTCTTTCAGCAACTCCCCGCCCGTGACGGCATGCGGGTGCGTATGGCGGTGACGAAGGCTTTTTTCGCCTGATCGGCCGCGGGGAAAACTTAACATCACAGTTGCGCAAGCTGTGCATGATGCTGTCAAAGGTAACGATGACCGGGCTGGATTATTACTTATCCATCCCGGTCATTGATTTACCCGCGGTTGCCCAGGAGGTGAGCGAGGTTTATGGCAAAAAAAGAAAGTGAATACTCCTGGCTCATGCGTCTGGGTGCGGAAATCGACAGCAGTTTCGGCAAGGCACTGAAGGGCGCGAGAGATGCAATCTCCACTGTGGGCGACGTCGCGTCAAAGGTTGGCGACATTGCCGGAACAGCGCTCAAGAGTGTCGGAATTGCTACTGGCGCCGTCATGACCGGTGCAGTTGCTGCCGGCAAGGAACTGTTTGATTTGGGCAGTGAGTATCAGACAGCGGCCAACGATATGGCAGCGGCTACTGGCGCTGCCGGGGAAGAACTGGCGGCGTTGCAGCAGTCTATGCAGGACATCTACGGCAGCAACTTCGGCGAAGACTTTGCTGACATCGGGGATGCACTCTCCACAGCCATGCGCAACACCGGTCTGATGGGGGACGAGCTGGAAGCTCTGACGGTAGATGCGATCATGCTGCGGGATACCTTCAACTACGACATAGCGGAGTCCACCCGCGCAGCGGAGTCTTTGATGGAGAACTTCGGTGTTACCGGTGAGGAGGCTATGAACCTGATTGCCTCCGGTGCGCAGAATGGCCTGGACTTCAGCGGCGAGATGATCGACACGATCAACGAGTATTCCGTCCAGTTTGCAAAGCTGGGTATGGATGCCGAGACCATGTTTGCGGTCATGAAGGGCGGCGCCGACGGGACCGCCTGGAACCTGGACAAGGTTGGCGACAGCATCAAGGAGTTCTCCATTCGTGCCATCGACGGCAGCGACAGTACCAAAGAAGCCTTCGAGGCCATAGGCCTGAATGCAGATGCCATGGCGCAGACCTTCGCAAGCGGCGGTGAAGCGGCGAACGCCGCCTTCTACGACGTCCTGAACGGCTTGCTAGCTATGGAGGATCCCGTGGCCCGTGATGCTGCCGGTGTGCAGCTGTTCGGCACCATGTGGGAGGATATGGGTGTCAGCGCGATGCAGGCGCTGGCTGAGACACAGAGCGCAGCCTATGATGCGGGCGATGCCCTGCAGCAGATCGAGGACATCAAGTACGATGACTTCGGCACGACCATGGAGGGCTTCAAGCGACAGATGCAGGTAGCCCTACTGCCGGCTGCCCAGACCTTGATGCGGACGCTGATGGATCTGGCGCCGACTATCGGAGAGGTTGTCACAGGGCTGGCTCCGATGGTGGACCAGATGATGCCGGTCTTTGTCTCCTTGTTAAGCAGTGCGGCGCCGTTGGTGAGCTCACTGGTATCGAGCCTGTTGCCCATGGCACAGCAGATCTTCCCGGTGCTGATTTCTGCTCTGGAGCAGATCCTGCCGGTGGTGATCAGCGTCATTGAGCAGATGATGCCAGTGGTGCAGACGCTGCTGCCGCCCATGCTGGAGATCCTGACGATGATGCTGCCGATCGTGCTGCAGTTCGTCGAGATCGTGCTGCCGCCGCTGTTGGAAATGCTGGAGGCTGCAATACCAGTGATCACGGCGGTAGCTAATGTGATCGAAGGAGTATTGAGTGTAGCACTGGAGGCGTTGGGGCCGGTGCTGGAGCTTGTCAAAGGCATTTTTATGGACCTGATGGCCTTCTTGGAAGATGTCTTCACAGGCAACTGGGAGGCAGTCTGGACGAAGATCGTCAGTGTATTCGAATCTGTCTTTGGGCCGGTAATCGACTTCTTCAAAGAAATCATCAACGGGGTTATTCGAGCTCTGAACTGGATGATCGAGAAGGTCAACGGTCTGAGTATCGACATCCCCGACTGGGTACCCGGCATTGGCGGCGAGACCTTTGGCTTTAGCATTCCGCTGATCCCAGAACTGGCCACCGGCGGTATCGTCGATCAGGCAACGCTGGCGATGATCGGTGAGGGCAGCGAACCAGAGGCAGTCATGCCCCTGAGCCGCCTGGAATCTATGCTGGATGGCGATTTCAGTGGTCAGACGATCTATGTCACTTATGCGCCGCAGATCACGCTGCCGGCAGGAGCTTCCCGCGGTGATGTCGACGCAGCGCTGCAGGATGGCTTCGAGCAGTTTAAACGCTGGATGCAGCAGTATGAGCGTGAGGGGAAGCGCCTGCGCTTTGGATAAGGAGGTGCCCATATGCCCTACACAACCATATCCGGGGACCATTGGGATGAGATCGCCCGCAAGGTCTACGGCACGGAGCGGGCTGTGGGCTGGCTGTGGCAGCACAATCCTGGGCTGGTGGATGTCTACCGCTTCGATGGCGGCGTGACGCTTCAGACGCCGGAGCTGCCTGAGACAGAGGACACGACGGAGCTCCCGCCGTGGCGGCGTAATTGACGCCCCGCAGCGCATCGGCGCAGCTGATTTACAACGGCGTCGACATTACAGCGGACCTGACCGGCCATCTGCTCAGCATCAACTACACGGATCCCGCCAGTGGACAGTCTGACAGTATCAGTGTGACACTGGAGGATAGGGACAAACGTTGGCTGGGACCCTGGATGCCGCAGGAGGGAGATCGCATGTCTGCAATGCTCCGGGTGTCCAATTGGACAACAGAGGGCGACAGCACGATGCTGGACTGCGGCAGCTTTACGGTGGACGATTTCGCGCCCAGCGGACCGCCGACCATGGTGCGGCTCTCTGGTGTCTCCGCACCCAGGGAACAGGCCTTTTCTGAGACGGCTCGGACAAAGACCTGGGAAGATGTGACCATTGCCGAGATCCAGACGGAGATTGCCGGGCGTTATGGTCTGGTTACCGTCTACGATGCACCGGAGGTACACATCAAAGCGCGGGAGCAGTCCGGGACTGCAGACAGCGCCTTTTTGGAGAGCGTCTGCAGCGAGTACGGCCTGTGTCTAAAGGTGTATGCCAGTAAGCTGGTGATCTACGACCGGGCGCAGTACAAGGCAAAGGCCTCGGCGCTGACGCTGACGCCTGCGGATCTGTCCGGCGGCTGGTCAGCGCACTATCAGATCAGCGACACTTATACCGGCGCGCAGCTGGTCTATACGGATCCTGTGACCGGCGAGGATGTCACGGCACAGGCAGGGAAGGGGCCACGCTGGCTGAGCTCCAATGCCAAAGCGGACAACGCGGCCGATGCACAGCGCAAGGTCGAGGCAGCGTTGGAACAGGCCAATCACGGCAGCACAGCGCTGTCGCTGACGATCCTGGGACGGCTGGATCTGGCTTCCGGCATGACGGTTAACGTCCGCGGCTGGGGCAGCTTCGACGGGAAGTATTTCATTGACTCGATATCCTACTCCATCGGCGGTGGATTCGTCGCGTCCTTGGAGCTGGCGAAGGTGGTGTGAGGATGGATCAGATCCGCGTAGGACGCATTTCGTCCCTGAATTATGAAGCCGGCGCGGCGCGAGTGGTCTATAAGGATCGAGATGAGGCTGTGACGGTGGAGATGCCGCTTTTGTCCTTTGAGTATCGGATGCCACAGGTCGATGATCTGGTCATGGTGCTGCATCTTCCCAACGGTGCAACGGCTGGCCTGCTGCTGGGGCGCTACTGGAACCAGGAAAATAAACCGCCTGAGAGCGGTGAGGGACTTTGGCGTAAGGACGTGGATGATACACCGGGCACCTGTTACTTCCGCTGGCGTGATGGGCATCTGACGATCCACGTAGACGGCAGCTGTACCGTTGAGTGCAGCGGTAATCTCAATGTCACCGCACCCGGCGGTGATGTGCTGGTGAATGGCATTTCCCTGACAAAGCATACCCATATCTGCCCGGATGGGGAGACCTCCGGGCCTCAATAGGAGGGACGAACATGATCGGAACCTACGGCAGTCTGATCTTTCGGGCAGATGCGCAGCGTGTGCTGACGCCCAGGGACATCAGCCGCAGCAGCGGCAGCCAGTGGGCTACCCACGAGCCCATCGGCGCAAAGGCGAAAGCGGAATATCTTCGGCCCAATCTGCGGACAGTCAGCTACACCATCCAGCTGGATAGCAGCCTGGGCGTGCGGCCCAGAGCGCAGTTGGAGGCACTGGCTGCCATGGCTGAGACCGGTTATACCGGCTTCATGGTAGTCGGCGGACGCCCGCTGAGCCAGCATCCGCTGCGACTGATGTCCGTGGACGAGACCTGGAATGTGATCTACAGTGGCGGCGAGTTGGCCTCTGCTGAGGTCTCGCTGACATTGGAGGAATATGTATGAAACTCGGAACTGCAGAGCTGATCCTCAACGGCGATAACGCCCGCAGGATGGAGATTACCGTCTGTCTGCGGACGCTGCTGGGGACTATCGCCGGGGAACTGCAGATGGACCGAGCCTTCGGTGTGGACCTCTCCGCACTGGATCAGCCGCTGCCGATCGCGGAGGCGATGCTCTCCGCGGATATGATCGATAAAATCCGAATCTACGAGCCGCGTGTGCAGGTGGAGCAAGTGAGCTTCGTCGCCGGCATCGATGGCTTGCTGATCCCGAAGGTGGTGTGCAGCATTGTCTAACATCGTAGAGTTTGCGAATATCCCCGATATTGCGTTCAACGAGGGGCTGGATTACTCAACGCTGGACAGCAAATTGTTGGCGCAGTATCTGGCTGCTGGCGGCACCGTCGAGCTGGGCAGCGCGGATCCGCGTCGGCATCTGTTGATGGTGATGGCGTACTTCGGTGCGCACTTGGGCGCTGTGATTGATGCGACAGCCAAGGCAGGATTGCTGAAATACGCTACCGGTGCACAGCTGGACAACCTGGGCGCAATGAAGCGAACACTCCGTCGTCAGGCGGTGGCAGCGTCGGCCCGGCTGCGGTTCAGCATGGCGGCACCCCGCAGCAGCGCAACACCCATCCCAGGCGGTACCCGTGTCACCAATGGTGCGGGTGTCTATTTCGCCACCGATACCTATACCGAGATCCCGGCAGGGGAGACGGCTGTTGAAGTAGATGCCTCTGCAACGGTTGCCGGAGCTGAGGCAAACGGCTGCGCGGCCGGAAGCCTGAAAACGATCGTTGATCTGGTTCCCTATGTTCCGGATGTGACCAATCTTGAGCCCTCAGCTGGCGGCGCGGACATCCAGAACGATGATGACTACACCCGCGCCATCTACAACGCGCCGGCAGCTTATTCCGTCGCCGGTCCGACTGAGGCCTATGAGTATCATGCACGACAGTCCAGGGCCGACATCGAGGAGGTCAGGGCCTATACGCCGCAGCCCGGTCATGTCAATGTGGTCTTTACCCTGAATGGCGGCGTGCTGCCCGGTGAGGCGGACTGTGCCGATATGGCGGCCTATCTGTCCGAGGATACCATCCGACCGCTGACGGATAATGTGCACGCCATGGCGCCCCACACCCTGCGCTACAATATCAGCATGACCTACTACATCGAGTCCGGCAATGCGGCCCAAGCGGTGGCGATCCAGGCAGCGGTCAACGCGGCTGTGCAGGCTTACATCGTCTGGCAGCGTCGTATCGGCCGCGATATTACGCCGTCCAAGCTGATCCAGCTGGTGATGGCAGCCGGAGCCAAACGCGTCAGTGTTCTTGCACCGCAGTATACCAAAGTCACAGAGTACGATCTGGCAGTCTGCGGCGAGCAGGGCGTGATCTACGGAGGGCTGGAGGATGATTGATCTGCGCAGCGCAACGCTGCTTCATGGTCTGCCCCGGATCCTGCGGGAAGACCCGGATGTTCAGGCACTATCCGCTGCCTTTGCCTGGTTGTGGGGGCAACTCTGGAACGAAATGGCAGCCGTGGGCTGTACGGTCGATCTGGAGGCAGCACCGGAGGCGGTGCTTGACGAGCTGGCTGTGGAATGGCGCACACCCAACTATGACCAGCGTTTTGACATGGCAACAAAGCGAGAGCTCTTACGTGCAACGCTGCCGTGGTGGACCTCGGCTGGTACCGTCGCGGCGACGCAGCGGGCTATGGAACAGCTCTTTGGCAACGCGGAGATTGTCGAGTGGTTCGATTATGACGGTAAGCCGCATTACTTCCAGATCCATGTCAAGGGTGCTGAGGCCACTAGCCGTCACACCAGCGAGGTGCGCACGGCGCTGGATCAAGTTAAGCGTCTGTCGTCCTGGCTGGATGCTGTGGTGTTGGAGTTCGACCCGATGGAAGCGCTGGCACGCTTCGGCGGCTATCTGGCTTCCATCATGACGACCCCGCTGGCAGAATTGCCGGATGAGTTCCGCTTCGAAGACGTGCTTCATCTGGGCGGCAATCTGACCACGGTGATGCTCAGTCCGGTGCCGGAGCAGCCGGATGCGTTGCAGTTCGATGAGACAGTGCAAATCGGCGGCGGTTTCAACACAGTTCAGACGACCCCGCTGCCTGCAATATAGGAGGGAAACCCTATGAATTACGGCTATAAAGTGACGACCGCAGGCCGTGAACTGCTGGCAGCCCTGCTGGCCACCGGAGAAGAACTGGAGATCACCCGCGTCGCCGTTGGCAGCGGAAAAGTGTCGGAGGACACAAACCTGGCTGACATGACCGGCTTGATCCAGTATATCGCCGAAGGCAGGATCGCGCAGCGCCGTCACGAAAACAATGTGCTGTTCCTGATGGTACAGTACGCATCCAATTTCACCCCCGGTTTGGGGGCTTTTTATTTGGGCGAGTTTGTGGTCGAGGCCCGTCACCCAATCAGCGGCGAGAGCGTCACGCTGCTCTACGCTACTCTGGGTGATTATATCCAGCCTGTTGTTGCTTACAGTGATGACGGTGCGCCCGATGTGCGCAACTATCCCATTGCCCTGGTGATCTCCGACGAGCTCAATGTCACGGTCTCTGTTCCGGCGGGGCTTGTCACTTACGACGATCTGCAGGAGGCGGTGGACAAAGCCCTGGCGTCTCTGATCATCTCCACCGTCGTAATCCCGGAGTTCACAATTCCGAAAGCCGGTTGGGCAACGGATGAGACTGATACTGCCGCCGATGAATATCCACTGTTTCTGGATGTCCCCTGTGAGCGCGCCCTGGATGTCCATGTGCCGTCATTGGCTCTGGAAAAGTCTTCTCTCGCGCCGGCGGCAAACGCCGGTCTGTGCCCGACTGCGGACGCGCTGGATGGCGCTGTGCGGTTCTGGGCGGCGCAGGTACCGGATACTGCTCTGATCGGTACGTTAACATTGCTGGCGCCTACGGGCGGCGGCTCCGAGGGCCGTGATCCCTATGTGCTGCCTGTTGCATCCGGTACGACTTTGGGTGGCATTAAGATCAAAGAAGGCGCAGGGCTCAATATCGACGATAACGGTTATTTGAGCATTGATACCGCGACTGACGATGAGATCTCTGACACACTGAAAGATGTGTATGGAGATGGATCCGACACAGACGATCAGGATATCGCCACCGATCAGGAAGTGTCGGATATGATCAACGACGTTTTCGGCATCTGAGCCGTTAACGAATATATTATTTTTCTTTAGGAGGAAACCTACCATGTCCAAGCTTACTACTCTCTCCCAGCTGAAGTCCAGCCTGCAGGCCTCTAAGTCCTACATTGATCAGCAGGATGCTGTCCTGTCCGGTCAGATCACCGAGATCATCGAGGACATTGAAGGCATCGTTGCTACCGGCGGCGAGGCTAACATCCTCGAGGGTGTTAAGGTCAACGGCTCTACCCTGACCATCACCGACAAGATGGTTGATCTGCTGATCGCTTCTGGCACTGAGAACGGCACCCTGTCCGTCAACGGTGCAGCTATTGCCATCACCGGTCTGAAGAAGCTGGCATTCCTGGAGGAGGTCACCGAGGCCGAGCTGTCCGAGGCTCTGAAGGCTTCCATCGCTGCCAAGGCCACCAACGCTGACCTGTCCGCTCTGGAGGTTCGCGTCACCACCGCTGAGGGCAAGATCACCGCTCTGGAGAACGCTGGTTTCCAGAACGCTGAGCAGGTCCAGGCCGCTATCGCTGCTGCCAACCACCTGAAGTATTCCGTCGTTGATGCTCTGCCCGAGGCTTCCGCCGCCGATGCCAACACCTGGTATCTGCTGATGAACGCTGAGACCGGTCACTATGACATCTACGGTCTGATTGAGGGTGAGCTGAAGCTGATCGATGACACTACCATCGATCTGTCTGGCTACTCCAACACCGAGGCCATGCAGGCTTACGTCGCTCAGGAGATCCAGAAGCTGAACGTCGGCCAGTATGCCACCGACGAGGAGCTGGCTGCTGCTGTTGATCGCATCCAGGCTCTGGAGAACGCTCTGGCTAACTACTACACCAAGACCGAGACTGAGGAGTACGTTGGTAGCCAGTTCACCACCTTCCAGACCACCGTCATCGACCCCATCACCGCCAGCATCACCGCTCTGGGCAACCGCGTGACCGCTCTGGAGGAAGGCATGGATGGCTACGCCACCGACGAGGAGGCGGCAACTGCTGCTTCTAACGCCGTGACCAATGCCACTGCTTCCGATGAGGAAGTCAACACCATGCTGGGTGAGGTCTTCGGCGGCTAATGGCCTGATGCCAACCGTGCCGGGGAGGGGAGCAATCCTCTCCCCGGCTACTATTTCAGGAGGTGAAATAACAGTTGGCTGAGAATAAACACATCACCCGAAAGCAATTGCGGAGTGCCATGCTACTTGCCGATCAGCGCCTTGATGCCCTTGAAGCAGGTGCGCCGGTGATGCAGGATCTGACGATCCCTGCCACCGGATGGGTGGCTTCGGGTGATACCAACTATCCCTATCAGTACACGCTATCAGTCGCCGGTGCGACCGCTTCTTCCCGGGCGGATGTAGTTCTGGATGATGCTGGTGTAATCACTGCCACGGCCTGCGGGCTCAGCAGCTGCACCCAGACCGGCAGCGGTACTGTCATTTTTAAGAGCTACCTGGTTCCCACTGCAGCGATGACCGGTGTGCTCTATCTCTCGAAGGAGGCGAAATAAATGGCTCGAGGATCTGTTAATGTCCCTGGGGCTGGTCCGTTGAAGCAGCAGCAGTCGTTGCAGCAGAGTGTACAGTCACTGGAGCAGAAACTGGATGGCGTTGATACGACGGTTGAAGCTTTGGTTGATGAGAAAATCAATGCGATCACGCCGGCATCTATCGGCGCAGCGGCTGCATCCCACAATCAGGCGGCATCCACGATCACTGCCGGCACTTTCGCGGGTGAGGTCGTGGCGAAATCCGACGCTCAGGCTCCGGGTACTGCTTGCCTCCGCAACAGCATCGTCTCGCTCACCGAGAGCACCCCGAGCGTCAACGGCCAGATCAACTGGCTTGCGGAATAAGGAGGCGGCGTTATGGCGCACAAAACACTTGTGGCCGGCACCGCCTATGAGGTCAGCGGCGGTAATACGCTGCTGGACGCAACTCAGCGCGAGATTTCCAAGGGCCGCAGCTTGGTCAGTGGAACGGGGTATGATATCGGATTTGCGCAGGTCATCGCAGCTGTTCCGTCTCAGAGTGGCAGCCTGACTTACACTGGTAAGACGCTCACCCCAAACTGGGCGAATTACGATAGTTCGCAGCTATCCATCGGCGGCACGACGAGTGCTACCAATGCCGGTACTTACACCGCTACATTCACGCCGAAGGACGGCTTCACCTGGGCCGATGGCAGCGTGACCGCTAAGAGCGTCAACTGGACCATTGGTAAAGCTGCCGGAAGCGTTACGTTGAGTAAAACAAGCATTAGCTTGAGTGTTGGCGAAAGCACGACTATCTCCGTGTCGCGTTTAGGAGACGGTGCAATCAGTGTTCAAGGCACCATTTCTAGTTCCGGTAAAAAGGTATCTACTTCAATCTCTGGTACGTCGGTAACTGTAACTGGACTGAAAGAAGGAACTACCACCGTTACAGTCAAAGTTGCAGAAGGAACGAATCATCTTGCTGCAAGTAAGAGTATTGGAGTTACTGTTGTAGCACCCTCTTGTTTAATCACAACGACAGTTTATCAGGGATCACTACGAGCTGATGTATACATTGATACTGGTAACGGGGTTCTTCAACTAGTTGATCGAACAAACGGTATTTCTGTGCCTGTCAACACATCACTGAGGATAGCGGTAGGTGGAGCAGGAATCCAGACGTTCAACATATATGGCAAGGGAGTATCGGCTAAACAGGTGGTTTACAATGGGCCAACTTACTACTGTGCAGATGCCGTAATAACCGGCGACACTCTCGTTCGCCAAGGCACTACATGGCTTAACGAGGCAGATATTGTGGTTGAAGCAAGTTGATAATTTCTTCAACTTCTGAAGAACGGACAAGTTATATCAGCCGCAAAAGGAGGCAAAACAATCATGACCTACATCGAAATCAACGGCGTTCGTCATCCGGTGGTCGGCTTTGTCAACGGCAACAGCATCGACCGCGATTGGGACGGACGCGATTCTAAGACCATTCGTCTTGAGATGACCCACGCTGAGGCTATCGAGACGTTTGTCGATTACGCGGTCTGGTCCATCATCATGGAACAGGAGCGCACTGTGCTGGTCGAGGAGACTGTCGAAGTCACCCCTGAGACCACTGAAGTTGTCGAAGTTTCCCCGGCTTGGACCGAGGAAGTCACCGACGAAGAGGGCAACGTCGAGACTGTCGAGCATGAGGCCGTCTACGAGACTGTCATCCACCCGGCGGAATATGAGACTGTCGCCCACGAGGAAATCGAGACCTACGAGGAGAGCTGGGACAACAGCGAGTATTGCTTCGCCGGCCCTGTGACCGATTTCCGCGATGGCACCGTCGCTGTCAAGATGGGCAAGCCCACTGATCTGGAGCTGGCCTACGAAATCATGTACGGAGGTATCTGATATGAGTGCAAGAGCCAAGGCTATGCGCAACCTGTATCTGCGCAACCGCATCACCGTCGATGGCCTCCGCAAGGCCATGAACGACGGCGTTATTACCGCCGAAGAGTTCAAGACCATCACCGGTCTGGAAGCGTGAGATAGCCCCCGTCATGGGGGCTATTCTCTTTATTAACGGGAGGATTAATATGAAATTCGAACTGGTAACGATTGGTACTCGGGGGGGCTAAGCAGTAACTTAGCATCCAATTCTCCCGGTAATTCGAACATTTTTGACGAGTTCCGTCGGGTGAGCGAATGAGTCATCATGCGCTTATCGACGGAACGCTTCGTGCTATTAAGGGTGGAAAGACCATCATTGACGGCACCGCATACGACATCAAGGGCGGTAAGACTCTGATCGATGGGACGCTGTACGACATTGCGTTTGCGGAAGTGATCGAGCTGGTCCCAAGTCAGAGCGGCAGCCTGACATATAGCGGAAGCGCGAAAAGCCCGACATGGGCCAATTACGACAGCACTAAGCTTCAGATCGGCGGCACGACGAGTGCTACCAATGCCGGTACTTACGCGGCTACATTCACGCCGTGGGACGGCTTCACCTGGGCTGACGGCAGCGTGAGCGCTAAGAGTGTCAACTGGACAATTGGCAAGGCAGCGGGAAGTGTGAGTCTCAGCAAGACCAGTATCAGCATCTCTGGTACCGGAAAAACCGCGACTTTCACAGTGACGCGCAGCGGTAACGGCACAATTAGCGTTGAGAGCAGTAGCACCTCAAAGGTTACGGTTTCGCTTTCCGGTACGACAGTTACGGTTAAGTCCGTGGCAACCGGCAGTGCCACAATTACTGTCAGCGTTGCGGAAGGTACGAATCACAAGGCTGCGAGTAAGACCTGCAGCGTGACGGTAACAACGCCTGTGATGTATGACGTCGCTTTTGGTTCAGGATGCGACTATTTGGATAACGGTTGCCTTTACGACCATAATCAGTGGATAGAATTCGAAGAAGGTTCAACTATAGCGGTGGTAATCACCGGTTCCACTACCAGTCCTTCGATTCTGAAAGACGGTGTCTCGATGACAGTAAGGACGTTTACGGCAACAGACAACAGATCATATGGATATGGACAAACGGTCACGTTGAAGGGGTGCTACCTGACAGTGGACAAGTCGTATTCATGCATTATGTACAATGGAGTGCTTTATATAAACGAAAACTGACAACTACAGGCACCGCCCACAACCCGCGGCTCAGGCCGCATGAAGCGCACTCTTCGGAGTGTGCTATTTCTATGCAATCAAGGAGGAACAGCACATGAAGAAGAACGCGGTTTTACCCGGAGGTGCGCCATGAGCGCCCTCGTGGAAGCGATCACGGAATTGTCCGCGAAGGGAGTGGCCCTTTGGGTCGCAGTCTGCATCGCCGGTGTGATGACCTTCGTGCAGATCACGCCGATCAAGTGCAATCCGTGGTCGTGGATCGCCCGTAAGATCGGCCGCGCCATCAACGGAGAACTTATGGATGAGGTCAAAACGGTCAAATCCGAATTGGCCGAAATGAAGAACACCTTTGATGAGCGCGATGCCAAATCAGCCCGAACGCGCGTCCTGCGCTTCGGCGATGAATGCCGGCAGGGAACAAAGCACTCGCAAGAGCACTTTGACGAGATATTGCTTGATATCAGCAATTACAACGACTACTGCCGACAGCACCCCAATTTCGAAAATGATCGCATGACGATTACCGTCCAGCTCATCAAAGAGCGTTACAAGAAGTGTCTGGAAGAGGACAGCTTCATCTAGGAGGCAATAAGCTATGAAATTCAAACTGGTAGTAACTGACATTCGGGGGGGGGCTAAAGCATAGCTTAGTCCTCGAATCTCCCCGAATTTCTAACTTCTCTGGCATTTCCGCCGAGGTGGCTGCATGAGCCACAAGACCATGGTAGGCGGCACAGCCTATGAGATCGTCGGCGGTAAGACCTTGCTCGACGGTACCGCACGAAATGTATCGAAGGGACGCACCCTCGTCGGCGGGACGGGGTATGATATCAATTTTAGCAAGTTTGTGCTTTCGTATACCGGTGAGCATACCGTATATGGCAACGAGGACAAAGGCTGGATCGAAATGCTAACGTCCGGCACGTTGACAATTCAAACAAAATCCCCGTGCGATATTTACCTTATAAGCTCAGGAACAAAAGGGACGAGCGGAACGTACACAGCGGGCGGACTAAACACTGATGATGTAGTAACTGGCGGCAACGGCGGCGATGGCGGGGCTTATCTTGAGAAGTTTGACGTGACTTTGAATGGCAGCTACAACGTTACTATAGGCGCAACGTGTAGTAGCACGACAAAGGCAAATCAAACAACTCTGGGGGCGTATACAACTTCCGGGAAACAAAACAACGGTGGAACAGGGGCGAAAATTAACGGCGATTCGATGGATTATACCGTTGTCAATGCGTCAACTAAGGGGGGCAACGGTCGAAAACCGTTTACTGGAAATTCCCCTATGTCACAAGGATTCGCACAATACCAACTCGGCGCCGGAGGCGGCGGTGGGCTTGCACAGTACACAAGCGGAGTTCAAGCTGCAAGCTCTGGCGGTACATATGGCGGCGGTAACGGCGGATTGTCCCCAGCGGCAAAAGCAAACACCGGTTCTGGTGGCGGCGGCGGCAATTCGACGTTTTACTCAAGCTCCAATACGACCGCTGGCGGCAAAGGCGGCTCTGGTATCGCAATCGTCCGCTGGGGCTACTGACCGCAAACGAAAATAGGAGGATTTCGATGAAAAACAAACTGACAGTTATTGGTATTCGGGGGGGGGTTACTTTCTGAAGTAACCGTCGAAATCCCCTGTAATCCTAACATTTGCGAAAATAGCGAGGTGGCGTTATGAGTCACCTCACTATGCTTAATGGCACCCAATATGCCGTCAAAGGCGGCAAGACGCTTATTGGTGGCACGGCTTATTCCGTATCCAAAGGCCGCACAATGGTAAACGGCACGGCCTATGACATCCTATTTACCCAGGTGATCGAGGTCGTTCCTGCGCAGAGTGGCAGTCTGACGTACACCGGCTCGACTCTCTCCCCGAGCTGGAGCAACTACGACAGCAGCGTTATGACCATCGGCGGCACGACCTCCGCGGTTAATGCCGGGACGTATACTGCGACGTTTACGCCGGTAGACGGCTATGTATGGGCTGACGGCAGCAGCGGCGCGAAGTCTGTGTCGTGGAGCATTGGGAAGGCTGCGGGATCGGTAAGCCTGAGTAAAACCAGTGTTACCTTTTCTGAAAAGAATGCACGAACTACGTTTACTGTAACAAGGGTTGGCGATGGTGACATCAGTGTTGCAAGTAGTAATACGTCGGTAGCGACTGTTACTTTGTCCGGATCTACTGTAACTGTTACCTCCGTTGCCTCTGGCAGCGCAAATATCACTGTCACTGTATCCGAGGGAACGAATCACTTTGCTGCGAGTAGCACGTGCAGCGTCAAGGTAAGTATCCCGACATATACAGTTTCCTTTTCTGGTGCCAACAATAGCTATGTTGGTGCCAGTTACACAATCGGCAACGATTGGTGGAACACCACCAATTTTGAGAGCGGTAAGACCTATACTCTTGAAAAGGGCACCACCATCAGTTGCTGGGCTGGCGGATATGTCATATATGGATGTGTGTATCTGGATGACACAGTTGTTGCAAGACCAACTTATGGCTCATCAGGCGTTACAAATCGTGCGTCTTACTCTTTCAGTCTTAATTCAAATGTTTCGATTAGGTCAGAAAGCGTCTCGGAGAATCTGTATATTACTACATCATAAAACAAACGCCCCGACCATTTGGCCGGGGCGTAATCATACTCAGGAGGAATGTCAAATGAACATTATTATGAACATCGTCACCATCGTGCTTTTTGTGCTGCTGATGGCAGCGCTGGGCTATCGGATCTGGCAGCTGGTGCACGCCATGGGCGGCGATACGCTGTCGACGCAGCTGCTTAAGGTCCGTGAATGGCTGCTCTGGGCCGTGACTGAGGCGGAGAAGAATCTGGGCGGTGGTACCGGTGCGCTGAAGCTCCGGCAGGTATACGATTTGTTCCTCCAGCGTTTCCCGACTATTGCTGAGAAGATCACTTTTGCAAAATTCTCCGAGATGGTCGATGATGTGCTAGTAGTCATGCGCAAAATGCTGGATAACAATCAGGCGGTAAAAGCCCTGGTCGGTGGAGCTGATGAAGCAGACGACAACTAAGCGCATCGTCTGGGTGTGCCTGATCAACGGCATCGCCTGGGTATGGTGCAGCTACTTATTGGCTGCGGCCGGCCGCTACAGCATTGCAGAGGGCTTGTCCCAGACGGCAGTGACGCAGATCATCGCCGTGGTGCTGATCTACTGCCTGAAATCGCTGTTTGAAAAGCGTAAGAGCTTCGGCAGCGTAGGACAAGATAAGTCAGAACCCAAGGATCTGTAGGAGGGGAGAAAATGCTGAGGATCATTGATGTATCAGAGAACAACGGCCGCATCGACTGGGCGCAGGTCAAGCCTCACATCGACGGCGCGATCATTCGCGTTGGTTATCGTGGCTATGGTCGGGCTGGGGTGTTGGTCAAGGATGCAATGTGCCAGAGTTACCTGCAGGACACTGCGGAGCAGGGGATCCCTGTGGGTGCCTATTTTTGCAGCCAGGCGATCAACGACGCAGAGGCATACGAGGAGGCAATCTTCATCCGCAACAGCCTGCAAGGCCACAGGCTCGCTCTGCCGGTGTTTCTGGATTCAGAGTGGGGAGAGCATCTAACCGGCACGGGCCGCGCAGATCGCATCTCAAAGGCCAGGCGGACGCAGTATGCACTGACGCTGCTGCGCACGCTGCGGGGCTTTGGCTATCAGACAGGGCTCTATACTGGCGTCAGCTGGTTCCAAACAGAGCTAGACGGTGAGGCGATCCGTGCCGACGGCCATAAGATATGGCTAGCCAGCGTGGAGCACGTCGAGCCGGCGATCCCATACGATGCCTGGCAGTACAGCTGGCTCGGTCAAATCCCGGGCATTCCGACGGATGTGGACATGGACCATTTCCGCAAATCTGTATTCTTGGAGGGCGAAGAAATGCGCTATCAGAGACTGAGTGATATCCCCAACAACAACGGCTTTCGCGACATCGTCGCGCAGCTGATGGACGCGAAGATCATCAACGGCGACGGCAGCGATCCCGCCGGCAACAACGATGTGATCGACCTGTCTCACGATCAGGTGCGCCTGCTGGTGTTCCTCTACCGCGGCGGAGCGTTTGATGCGAAGTTAGGGTAAAAATGGCAGAAGGTTTATGAGAAATATGAAATTTTATCATAGTAACAATATGTGATTGTTCTCTGCGCGGCATTTGTGATATAATATCCTATCGCTACAGAAGCTATTGATAGGAGACGATATGAAAGATTTCTCAAGTTGGGACAATCGTGAATATGCTGATGGCAGCGGCAGAAGCGAAAAAGAATGGTTAGTAAGTCCGGATGGGGTTGTAGGCCTATTTAAATATCCCAAAGTTTTAGATGAGAAGGATCACACGAAGATAACAACTGAGCATGTGTCCGAAAGGTTATCTTATTTAATTGGATGTGCACTGAATATACCGTGTGCAATGGTTGAACTTGGTACTCGCAATGGTCGACTTGGTAGCATCAGCTATCGTTTGCTTAATGAAAGGGAACGATTGGTTGAAGGTGGAACTCTTATTGTTGCAAGAAGGCCACAGTATGATTTAGATCATATGTTCGATGCTGATTCTGGCGAATACTATTCACTCGAAATGATGCTCGAGTGTGTGGATGATTCTCTCACGTTGGATTTTTTTGTGCACATGATGCTGTTTGACTATTTGATTGGAAATAGTGATAGACATCACGGAAACTGGGCAAGAATTGAACGGTTAAACGGGGATACGTATCCGTCGCCGCTGTACGATAATGGATCGTCTCTCTGCTCGTATGTCAACGAGGAACAGTTGCCGAGTTTTCTTGATACACGGCAAAATAGGTTTAGTTCCTTAGCTTTTGGAAAGTCAAAATCTCGGATACGGATAGATAAGTTGAATAAATCCGAGCCAAGACACACGGAGGTTGTCCAATACTTATTAAATCGCTATCCAGAGGAAGCAATTCCTTTTGCAGAGAGAATTGTTAAAGTTTTGGATGATGATATGATTGATCATCTGCTGTTGGAATTTGATGAGACAATTATCAGTTCGAAGAGAAAAGCATTGATTGCATTGTTTTTAAAGGCTAAGGTATCTTTTCTTAGAGAGCAACTGCACGTAGAGTTATAGGGAGAGGAGACTTGCTTATGTCCCGGTTGAATGGACGCGATTATATTTATGTGGTGTGGAAGAACCCCGGAACAAGAAAACAGTATGTAGTTGGTGAATTGTCCAGAAACGGAGCATATGAGTTCAAATATTCTGGCGACGTGAAAGATGCCTTAAAACATGGATTTTCTCTCCTAACAACTTTCCCTGATGTCGGGAAAACATATGTCAGTGAAAAGCTCTTTCCGGAATTTTCTTCACGCTTGCCAGACCCGCGCAGAAGGGATATTTCCAGTATTCTCAAAAAATATGGTTTGAACAAGTATGACCATTTTGAATTGCTGAAACAAAGCCAGGCAAGGCTACCTATCGATATGCTATCGTTTATCGACCCAATCTTCCCATCTGACCAAGAAGTGAATAAGAATTTCTTCTTAGCGGGAACTCGCCATTATATTAATTGCGAAGAAGGTGCAAATTGCGGCATGGGCATTTCGGTTCCGGATGGTGCGTCATTGACACTGGAACTGGAACCCGATAACGAAAAGGATCCTAATGCAGTAATTGTCAAATGGGATGGTACAATTGTGGGGTATATCCCGAGATACTATGCCCCCTATATCGCGGAGCGGCTGCGCGAAAGTTCTCGATATGTATGTCAAGTAGTTCATCAAGATCAAAACGGGACATGCGATGAGTGCATTCGCATCTCGCTGACAATGTAAGTAACCCAAGACTATAGGTGTAGACCGCCCAGGGGAGAGATCCCTTGGGCGGCCTGTTTTGTTACCTAGCAGTACACACGGTATTTAACACTTGTAGCAGAACATCCATAAAGCGAATGTCAAAGCAGGCATGGGTATTACCTTCGTGGAAATAGCGCCATTTTTCAAAAGCTGCTTCATGAATCGTCATATCATTTATAAACTCACTTTCAGAGTATGGCGGTCGGTTATCGTTCATGATAGAAACTACAGTGTTTTGAATTAGGTTGGCAGTCGCGTTTTCTAGGTTAATAAACAAATCTTGGTACAGCTTGTGGCCCCTTGTTCCAGTTGGCAATAGCGCTTTTAGAAAAAGTTCACAGGCAAATGCACAGTTAACTGCGACAGGCACTATAAGTTTCATGTCTTCTTTATTCTTGTTGCGAGCTGCGCCTTGGAGTTCTGTGTTTAAAATGGTGTATGCTTTTTTGAAAATCAATCCGTTTCTCATAGCGTTTTCGTTTTTTAAAAATTGCATAGAACCACCCTTTTGAATATAATTGAATATATTATATTCAAAGGCGACATTAGAAGCAAGTATTGTGGTGAAGATTTCATAGGCTATGTTACAAACAGAAGTAACGAGGATCACAGATCAGCTATGTGAGTTCATGAACTACCAGCCTGGCAACCTTATGAATTAATGAAAAGCCACCCCGGATGAGTGACCATCCGAGGCGGCTGAGGGCGAAACCGCCCCTAGTTTTACCCTTATGTTTTCCCTTAAGCCGGGTTACAACCAGACGCGAGTGGTCGTTTTTGTGCGTTGAAAATGTTCGCAATGTGTCAGTAATGCGGTGCAATTCGCATTAATTGAGATAAATTCTAAATTGCTAATTAATTCGAATCCCTCCTGCTCCGCCAGATAGAACACCAACCATGAAACTGGTTGGTGTTCTTTTTTTGCTCAGAAGGCTTCTGCATTTCACGCCGTAAATCCTACATTTCGCGCCAAGCAGGAACATTGGCCACAAGATATATGTTATACTGGACCAGTATATGGAGGTGAGAAACAAATGAAAAAACTGTCTGCACTGGTATTGGTTTTGGTCCTGGTCCTGTCTCTGGCTGCGTGTGGCGGCCCGGACAAGCAGCCTGCGATCGATGCCTTCAACAAGACCGCCACGGCTTTTGACGAAGTCGTCAACGCTATCAACGCTG